TTAACAGCAAAGACACTATACTCTCCACAAATATATCTAACATGTATTCAAACAGGATCGTTTACTTCAGATAATTTTGTGCAAATGTCATATTACATAGAAGTAGAGAAAAAGAGATGTTCGAAATTAGAATCAATGTTAGGAGTATATGTCGAGCATCTAAATGCTCAAGCAAGGCTACGAACTCGCACAGGAAATGCGATTATTCCTTCTGACTCACAAGCTGGTCGAACTTTCCCATCGTGGCAATTTGGCGGTAAATTACCATCCAGAATGGCAACATCAAACGTATTATTGACATATTTTAACAATGTGGCCAGTGCTGATTATCAAACAATGGCAACTACTGGTAGTTTTCAACAAGTGTTTGATGTTTCTTCTACTATGAGCGCGTACGATAAACCGTTTGGTTCGTTTGCCGCACCTCCTGGGCCATACTTGGGTCAAGCACCGGACTGGTTATCATTTGGATTAAACAATGTTGCAGGGTTGACAACCGGACCGATTCGATCATATCCGCCACCGTTGAAATTTACTGGTAATGGTAACACTGTTATGTATGACAATGATGGACAACCAGCATCAATTATAACTTAATACTCGAACAAATTCTTTTGAGTTTCAATTGCTTTTGCTAATCTCATTGACAATAACAAATCGACTTTTGCTCTTTTGTTAGCACGTAATGGGTCAAGTCCATTAGTGTCTTTGTATTTTTTTGGAATGATACTGCCTGAGTCTAAATCTATGAATGGAAAATTGCCCCACAAAACATATGGCCCGATAATTTGTCTTGGTTCGCCAAATATTTCTTTTAGATATCGAATGGAACCAACTACATTTTCAACAACCCAATATTTGGGTTGCACAGTCTCAATAATATTTTTTATCGATCTTACAAGAGATAGATCAGGCTTGTAATTTTCTAAGCCTATTTCTCTGGATGCTATAGATTTTGGAGAACAAAATCCGCCACTGAATTCTAAACATGGAGGAGATGCCCATACCAAATCTATTTTTTCAATTCCTGAATGACTTTTGACTTGACCTTGCATTTGTTTTACGTCAGCCATAACCATAAAAGGAACATCAGCAAGTAGAGGATTGTTATCAATACGAAGGACAGACCATTTATTTGAACGAACCATCGCTTCACTCGCACCACCTAATCCAGCACATAAATCAACCATGTGTAACATTATATCACCGAATAACATGTAGGTTTTAGTTCATCCTCAGAGTGATATGTCATACAATCCATACACCAATATTTTTTCTCTCGCTTAGGTTTTGCTTCCTCTAACAATTTCTTTCTAACCCATGCGCTAAAATTAGGCATTTTTGCAGCGATCTCATAAGAATTCATACATAGAGAGATTTGTCTACTTTTTTTTGCCATCGTTCTCCCCCCACAATTCGTTAGCAATCTGATTTAACATGTGTCTAATCTCTCTCATTTCTATGATTAGTTTTGTAATTTTTTCGTCTTGACCAGCTCGCCAATTTGCATAACCTTTGACGTAATCTTTTCTCCCCATGATGACTGCTAAAACGGTTTTATGTATATACATGACGGAAAAAAAGCAGTCACTACGTGACATTAGCATATGGGATGTCCCACAGTGCCCTTAATAGGGGGTAAGTAAGGATAGGGTTGGGTGTGGTGGGGGCACACTTTAAGAAATCGAGAGGATTATAATCCGTGAACTGGTGGATGAATCCATGCCAAAGAACACAAATGACGTAATTTTAAGAGATCGCATGGAATTTACACTAGATGCTGATGGAAACAGAACAACCGTTTACGGTAGAATAGATCTATCATCATATGTTTCTGTTACAGAGAAGAAAGGATTAGCAATTAAAGAGATATTTTTTCACATCAGAGAACAAAATTCCACACTTTTAGACAACACAGGTATATGGGACTGGATGGTTGCAGATGAAATATCTAGTGACGGACACGTTGCAGGTTTGAAAGTATATGCAACTACTAGGGCATACGAAAATGCAAGTGATGTAGGAATTGCATCTCCAGACGTTATATGTCTCAGAGAGTATATTTCTAACACATCACCAAACGGTGTTGGTCAAAGTGGAGAAGGAACTTCTTATGCTTACAGCGACAGATTTTATGGCCCAATGGATTTGCATCCAGACGGTTACATTGTTGTAAGCGATCTATTGATAGGTGTTGCCGCAGATAGATGGCTTGCAAACACTGATTCAACTCTGGAGATTGATATTCTAATGATTGCAGAATCGGTTAAAGTAACCCAAGATAGAGTCAATGACATGCTAACTCAGTCTGTAGACCTTTGATGGGGGTCTAGTAGTGCCTAAAAAAAAACTCAAGCGAGCAAAAGAAGTTGCTGTTAGCACTGTTGAAGGTGCTGAGGCAGGTTCAGCCTTACTATCTCCGCTTGGCCCTATTGGGGCTGTTAGTGGTGGGTTACTTGGAGGGTTGGCCGGATTCGTGCTTGCAGATGGTGAGCGAATTACTCCTATTGATATGATCGCCATACCAGCTTTCGAATATGGTCAAGTTCGTGCTGGCCAAGACCCTACTTTTATGATTTACATAAAAGAGGGAGAAATGATAGCACCAATAGTAAAAACTGATTTTATGGAAGCAACTGAAGAAGTATTACCTGGAACAAAAAATACTCGAACTAAAAAACGTAAGTTGTCAAAATGGAATAGGTATGTTAAAAATAAGAAAAACCATATCAGGCTAAAAAATGGTAAATTAAACCTTAAAGCAATGGCTAAAAAAGGCGGTTTTGGTAAGAAAAAAGGAGGTAAAAAGTAATGCCATTAATAGCAATTAAAGAAGTATTAGCAGGTACCATGGAATTCGATCTTGAAGGAGAAAGAGGTTCTTATGCTATTTTGCAGAAAAAAATTAATTTAGAACCAGGATTCAAGTATGTTGTCAAAAATGTGCAAGTATTCAATGAAAACGGTAGGCCTGAATTAATACCTGCTGGAATGGGGCCGGTAGAAGGTGAATCCTTCTTTGCACAAATGGATTATGTTACCCATTTCCCTATTATACTGACAGGGCAATCTTTTGGTTATAATTTTGAGACTAGGTCTGTATTTCAACAAAATGGACCATATATGGGTGATGATGCTACTATATTTAAGAAATTGACAATCACTAATGATGAGGGGCCAATGACATCAAACAATAACAAAAATCCTCCGCCACAAGTGTTTCCACATCCACAATTAGAAGACTTAACAGCAAAGACACTATACTCTCCACAAATATATCTAACATGTATTCAAACAGGATCGTTTACTTCAGATAATTTTGTGCAAATGTCATATTACATA